GTTTCCCAGTCACGATCGCAGGTGGATTCGACTTGTGGCAAAATGATTCTGACGATACCTATTTACGTTATCCATTCTACATAGATGGAACAAGCATTAAAACTGATGGAGACACAATAACTGGTTACACTTGGGTGGCTCGTTGCCCTTCATCTGGGACTAATACCAGCAAGTGGATGAACAATGCTGAGAGTGTGCTGAATGTTTCTGACGACCCGATAAACCCTAATCTAAAGATAGCTGATTTGCCACAGCTTTTCATGTATGATGCTAGTGGTAATGTGAAAGATGTTGGATATGATGATATGGATTACTTAATCTACAAAGATGATCCAAAGTATATCACATTCATAAATGCAGAAGAGTATAAAAAGAGAAATAAAACAACCTATTATCCACCGCTTACTACAGTTGAGGCGGTGAAAGCCTTCAGGTTTACAAAAAACTGTTTTAACCTTGAAGCGACAACAACATTAACAGAAACCACACCTTTGTGTGGAGGAGAATAGTATGGAAGAAATATTAAAAAGCACAAATTGGGGAGATGCAGTTGATAAGCTCAACAGCAATTTTAATGATGTTAATAAGATTACAGATATTGACACATCAGCTGTTACGGCTTACACAGTGCTCATAACTGATTATTTTATAGCAGTAGACACAACCACTGACGCTTGTACTCTAACATTGGCAACAGCCCTTCAGGTAGATGGGAAAAATTATGTTATCAAGGATGCTGGGTTTAATGCTGGCACTAACAACATAACTGTCGAAACAGAAGCAGCCGCAGACCTTATTGACGGTAGTGCAGATGATTTAGTTATAACAAGCAATAGCGATGCTATAAATATAAAGTGGAATGCAGCAGTAGATAGCTGGCTAATCTGGTAGGGGGATGGCATGGCATATCATAAATTGAATAATGCTAGAACTTATGCTTCCTTGAATGCTTCTACAGCAACAACTGTAGCTGGCAGTAATGTGTTCACCCCAATCCTTGGAACTTTTACAAATAGCCCGCTTGTTGACTTTGATATATTCGAAGGTAAACTTAGATACATAGGCAAAAAAGACCAAGAGTTTGAAATTGACTGGTCTTCATCATTTTTTAGTAGCGTAAACTTTAATACTGTCCATGTTGGGATATCAATAAATAGCGAAGTAATAACTATAGCGCATAAATCAGTTTTAGGGATTTATGAGAAGACAGCCTTAGAGGTTGGTACGTTAGGTGGCACATGGGTTGTCACTCTTTCTGAGAATGATACAGTAGAATTGCAAATAGCTGGAAGCGTTGCTTCTGACGTAACAGTAGATCACTTTACAACTACAATAAGGAGATTTGTATAATGGCATATACATCAGAAACACAAAAAATAGATAAAAAAGCAGTCGATGGATTACTTGGCATAAGTAATTCGCTAGCTTACAAAGTACACGAAATAGAAAAGCACTTACATAGTTCTGGTAGATTTTTTGGATATTCAGGAACTCCAAATGCTACTGCTACGATAATGTCACTAACTCCTTGGAATCTTGTATCTGGAGCTGGCACATACGGAACTGCTGTGCAAATATTTAAGGGTGACGAAAATTTTGACCTTCCATTTACCCCAACTCACTTTGACCCGCACCGCCTATTCATTGAGGATGCGTCTGCTGATGGATTATATAAGATACGTATTGCAAATTCTGGATGGAATGGTAGCTCCCACACTTATGCAAATATGGCAGCAGCTGTAGCAGCTGGTAAATACACAGAATCTCTAATTGCTATTGCAGACAACAAAAAACCAGAGGGTTCAATTGCTGTCCAAACTGGAAGAGCAACAGTTGGGTCTATGGTATGGGCGCAGGTGTGGAGTTCAGTAAACGGTGCTGATATAGATGGTATAGTTGGCGTTCACACATACGTAGGATAGGAGATCATAATGGAAGATAATAATACAGTAATTCACAACTTAGGTGAAAAGAAAAATGTGATAATTCACACTGGTTGTCACCACGAAGATTTGGTTACATGGGTGAATGATACAGAGAATGAGCATCAAATTAATCATTTCGTTGGCTGGATGGTAGTGGATGAATCAATTCTCGATAAGCCCGTTCCAAAGATATTAGGTGGAAAAGCAAGATGGGATTTAAAACCAAAGACTCACATGGAGAATCATCCAATACCTAGATTAATTATAGATGAAGATGGAAATGAATCTACAGTAATGGAAGATGATCTTGTTGAAGTAAAAGAGTATGATGAAAATGATGATTTAATAATGATACCTAAAACCTTTGCAGAATTTTTTTGGAAAACACACGAATCTATAGAAGAAGGTAAAGTTGTTGTTTCTGCTCAATTCAGAACAATGAAAGGTGGTGTAGGAACATTGCTAAAATCAGACGAACTGAAAACATGGATTGAATATTTTGGGATAGAGAACATTTATACCAAAAGTTGTTATAAAGATCTAATTAAACCAGTAGAAGAGGTGTGAAAAATGGATTTACAGCAAGATAAAATATGCCATTGTACTTTAACGCTAATTTTTGTTTATTTCTTCTCTAAAGCCTTATTTTGGAGCTTAAACATGTTTTTAGCGTTATCGATAGGTTTATTTATTGGATTAACTATTGGATTCACTAGAGAATTAATTCAATCCATCAAGAGGGTAAAAGCTTCTGGACGACCTATAAAATATAAATGGGTAAAGCATTATTTTGATATAGGTGACATGAACGCTAATTTTCTTGGTGCGTTTATAGCTACACCTTTATATTTTATTTTTTAAGGGGTAGAAACAATGAATAAAATAGCTGATTGGTTCTCTAGCGTTAATCTTGCGAATAAAGTATTAAGTACTTTTCTGATACTATTAACCATTACTGTCTCTATTTCCAGCTATGCAAAAAAAGACATGGGCTATGAATTAACTATGCAGTTAAAAGATTTTGAAAACTCTATAAATCTTCAAATAAATGATTTACAGGGTAGCTTAAATTCTATGTCAGGAGTTGTAGTTTCGACCGCTAACCGTGTTGTTGAGATAGAAAAGGACGTAAAGGAGCTTCAAAGATGCGACATTGAGCAAGAAAAAAGAATAAACAAACACGATAATATATTTAGTAAATTAGAGTTTAATCAGCAAAAAATAATTGCAGGAATTGAGAAAATATCAAAAGGAGCTTTTTTGCTAAGTAAAGAAATAAACCCAATCCCAATTGGAGAATATAAAAACATTGGGATGAATACAATAACAGATACGACAAGGAGCTAAAAATGGCAAATTATCCACCAGAAGTAATATCAGAAGCGAAAGCAAACGCTAAAAAGTGCAGAGAAGACATGGAACTATTAACATCAAATCAAGGTGATGATCACCCAACACCTGAAGAGATAGAAGAAATAATTAAAACTATGATTTTGGACAATTACGCATAATGGAAACATCATTAATAAAAATTCTATCTACATATCAAATTGATATTTTTATCTTGATTGTATTTTTTTCAACTAATGCTATAATAGTGGAAGGAATCAAGCAATTAGTAATATCTTTTCCCGATAAATGGGGCAGGATATTCAAAGAAGGTTTGCCAAAAGAAATAAACAGATGGCTCAGTTTTATTTTTGGATATACTATAGCATGGTCTTTTAATTATCAACTTATAGAAAAGTTTTTCAGAACAGCAACAGGAACAAGAGGTGAAGTTGCAGAGCATTTAAACTACTTTATATTAGCTTTAACAGTAATGCTAGGTGCTAAGGGTGTTTATAATATTGTTAAAAAGATTTATCTAAATTTAACAGGAAAAGGAAATGAAAAAGCTAGTAATTAGTTACACAGCAGGAATAATAACAGCCATATTGCTAGGTTTAGTGGTATGGTTTTTTCTGCCAGAAAAAGGAATAGGAATTCCATCACCTGAAATAGTGACGTATGAACATACAGAATATGTTCCAAGACCTATCTTTATCGGTGACGTAACAATTAAGGCTCAGTTTGATATATCTGACTCATTATTTTTAAATCCATTTGGCAGGATAGAAATAGAGCAAGATAGTATTTCTGGATATTTAGACATTGAATATTCTTTAGTTGAAAAAAACTTTAGGTTAAAAAAATCTGTTTTGACTTACATAGGCGAAATAAAGACTTCTGAGACGATAAAAACCGAATACGTTAAATTACCTATAAAAAAGATTAAACCAGTTTTAAGTGGTGGATTTTGGCACTCAGGGCAAAAATATGCAGTTAGTTTAGGCTTAGGTGTAAGATTATATGAAAAACTAGATTTAATAATAAACGCAAATTCAAATAAAGAACTTGGGTTTGTGGTTAATTGGGAGAGATGATGAACATTATTGATATAACTAGAAGATTTGAGGATAATTCTTTAAATTCTAAAGTTGATAAAACAATAGTATATCACTGGACGGGTGGATTAACTGCTGCGAGTGCTATAAATTGGCTAGATCAAAGAAAGGGTGGGAAAGGCTCTGTTGGATATAATTACATAATAGGTAAAGATGGTAGAATTTTCATGCTTGCCAATCCACATACAAGATTTATGCACAATACAGGAAAAGGGACTAACTTTGATAAAAGAACTATATCTATTTCTTTAGCTTCAAATGGTGAGAATGATCCTTTTACAGATAAGCAGATAAAAGCTTGTAGAGATTTACGTAAACATTTACAAGAAAGATTCTCTATAATTCGTGAATATTGCCACAGAGAACTAAATAAAAAGAAACCAGATTTTCCAGATTATATTTGGGAAGATTTCAAGAAAAAAGTTTTTTAAACAAAAAAAAGCGCAAGCATCAATTAAGACACTTGCGCTCTATTCTCCATTATCTCACTAATAGTAAGCTTACCTGCTTCAATCTCAGTAAACTCACCATCCTCAAACCGCAATCCCATCTTTTCAATGTAGTACAAAAACTCATCGCCTGATAGGTTGTATTTCTTTTTTACTTTTAGATCCATTTTTACCTCATATAAAAGTTATTGGAAACTAATTAAAATAACTATTGTAGGTTATAGCAACTCGAGTTTCCAATAACTGTAGCGCGAGTATATATGTTATGTTGCTCGGTTTTTAAGCAGTCTAACTCTATCTATACTGCAGTCGTTCAATATATATGATATTCTAGCCTCTGAAAAGTAAACAGGAACTGTCCATACGTTTTCAGGATTGTCAACAAAATGAACCTGATATTCCCATCCACCTTCTTCCCATAGCAAATGCAATAAATCTTCATTAACATCTGGTGCGTTTTTTATTATATCTATAATTCCATTTTCGCAAAATTCCACAACCTTAGATGCGTTTTTCTCTAGTATTTCTATCACAGAAATTAACATAACTTACTCTCCTTCTAATTTGTATATGCAATGTCGCAACATAACATAGCTATCCACGTTTCCTTTCCTTATCGCAAGCTACGCCTGACGCTAACGCGTCAATCGTGGCATAGCCTTCCCATTATGTACACCTTAGTTTAGATACAAACTGCAATCTAGTTTCATTTCAATTTCAACTAAATCATTATAGCCTGGTATGAAATTAATATTTTGAACAGAAACAACCTCAACTCTATCCTGAAGATTTTCTTTTGTCTCTTTCTTCATTCTTTTTTTTATTTCCAAAAGATTATTAGAACATTTCCTGTATTCATCATACAGCTCTTCTGTAATAAATCCTTTGATATTAACTCTAGGGTTCTTCGCCAATACTTCGCTATAACTTTTTTTGACTGTTATTTTTGATAATTCTTCTTCTTTTATTTCGATATTTTCAATTTTTTCAATTTTAAATAATTGGACATTAAAACCAGAATACTTTTTTACCATTATATTATTAAGTTCAACCCTATCACCGTCAAACTCAACAACAAAATCAATCCCACCAGTCATATTTTGCTTTCTAGATAATTTCCCTACTATTACTCGATAAAACATAATTCCTCCTATTTGTTTACATTTTCCTGTCGGTTTACATAACATAGCTGTCACGCCTACGGCTTTGCACAGCCTGCTCATTATACACCCAAAAACCCAGCAATCCCAACACACAACATACAATACTCATCAGCACCCATACCACGACCAAGCGTTGCTTTTGCAGACTCATAATCATGATAGCTACATGAATTTTTCTTATAGCCAAGTTCTATTAGTTTTTGTTCTAAATCTTTCATTTATCCCTCCATTTTTTAGGCAACAATAAACTTATACCAAATACGAAATATAGCACACTCAACATTCTTACAGTTAAACTTTTCATTAGAAATACTCCTCTATATTATTTATTTTGTCTCTTATATTTTCCCATCCAAGATCATTACGATTAAATAAGGTGTCTTCAGAAAATTTCTTATCTGCTTTATTAAAATATAGAGTCTGAACACCACCTGTCCTACCAGTCTCTCTCTCTTTTAACAGTTCTATTTGTCCATTACACCCGTCTCTTTCGATATCTAGCTTTGCAACACCTATCATTACATCTACTAAATTTGGGATATTACTTGACCCAAGCACTCCATATTTTTTAGGTTTTAGTGTATCGCTATCACCTGTTGGGTTTTTCTGATGAGCAACTATGTGTAATTTAACACCAAAAGACTTGGCAAATTCAGTACACTTTTTAATAAACCCTGTCTGAGTATCGTTTAAGCTGTTTTGATTATATTGTAGAATGGTTGCCATGTTATCTATCACAAATGTTTTTACTCCATATCTAATAGACACATTCTTGAATATCGCAAAAAGGCTTTCATAATCTCCTGCAAAAGAGTCTTTAACAATATAAAATCTATCTGCAATCCAGTCATTTATTGCCATTACATTAAATTCATCAAGAAAATAATAGTTTTCGTCATATCTTTCACTATACCTTTCAATCAAATTAGTTATTCCAGAAGCCTGATAATATAGTGTTTTAAGTAGTTTTTTATTTGTTGACTCGCTTGAATATATACATATTGATTCGTTTTGAGCCAAAAATGTTGTAATCTCTTGTGACAATATTGTTGACTTACCGCAAGAGGTATATCCTGTCCACATTATTACATCTCCACCCCTATATCCACCCTCAGTGTTTCTATTAATATAATCAAATCCGCTTTCTATACTATCGAAAGAATCAGAATCATCAAATACATTAATTTCATCAGGAGTTATTATTTCAGCTATATCTTTAAATTTAGCGGTAGAAATCATTGCTTTAACTCCTTCTTCACCGCCATACTTCAAGCAGTCATTAGCGTCTTTGAACTTGTCAGAAAAAATATATTTACATTTATATTCACCTAGTCTGTGCATAATTTCATTTCTTGCTTTTATGCCAGCCTTATCTGAATCAGTCCAGATTATAATTTCTGAAAATTTCTGAACCCAATCCCAACAATTAGTTAATGCAGTCATGTCACTAGCTCCGCTTGGTAAACTAACTGCATTTTTAAACCCAGCTTGCCATATAGATAAACAGTCTTCTTCACCCTCTGTAATTATTAGAGATTCTCCCTTAACTTTATCCATCATGTAAAATACTGGTTTAGTGTTAGATTCACGCATTATTTTCTTATCTTTTATAGATCTAAATTTTCTAAAAGTAAGCTCGTTCTTATCGTCTTTATAGTTATAACTTATCCAACCATTTTTTGTCATTCCTATTTCAGCAAAATCTACAATTTTTTTCCCTATTCCCCTGTTAATAAAATATTTATAGATTAATTCTTTAGGTGATAATATTTCCTTAGTTGGTTTGGAATATTTCTTTGTAGATTGCTTTACCCTATCACCACTAACATATACAGCGTTAAAGTCTTTAGCTAATTTCTGCAAGTTACCAGATACACCACAAGAATTAGCTCTAAAACACTTAAATAAACCAGTTTCCTGATTAATAGAAAAAGTATTTTGATCCCTGCTCTCACCACCATCACAATAAGGACAGTACTTAAATAGAATTTCCTTACCAGATATCCTATATTCCTTTCCTATCGCTCTTAATATGTTATCAATCATTTTAACCATCCTCCAGCTTTAAGAATTTCTACTTCAGAGATTAATTTACATTCTTGTTCTTTGCTAAAGTTCTTTGGTATATTCCCAAGAACATTATAAGCATGATGATATTGTTTTATTTCTATAGGTGCTGTACTTGGATCTTTAGTTTCTATAGGTCTGTCTTCATCATATTTAACCCACTTACTCCCATCATCCTGATATTCTGAACAAATTAAATGGGTGGCATCTTTTACCTTCTGTCCAAAAAATTCTTTTATACCTCTTTTCCTAATAGCATATTGACCATTATTTTTAGTTTCTTCCACTAACAATGAGTGACGATCTATTAATATACACATCTCTTGATCAGATTCTATCTCTAATCTTTTCCTTGCTACATCAATAGCTTTTTTCATTTCATCAGTTAGTTTCTTATGATTAACAAGATTTTTTTTAGAAGTGTAGTTGTCGAATATTTTTTGGTAGGAAAATATATCTTCTATTTCTTCTTCTTCTTCTACTTCTTCTTTTATGGGGTTAATGTTGACATTAAACTCATTAATGTTAACTAGAACAAAGTTTTTGTTAACTTTAATGCTTTTTTTTCTTTTAGCTGCTTCAAAATATCTTTTTTGTATTGCTTTTGAGGTTAATATTTTATATTTTTTATGAAGCTTTTTGCTAAAAATATCTCTTTCTAGTGCAATGTTTACTATTTCTTCTATTAGTTTCAAGTCTATCATTATACGTCTCTTGATTAATAGAAATAAATCTTTACCATTTGTTACATAATACCCATTGTTTTGATAAGATAATTGCCAGATAGTTACTAAGACAGCCAAAGCATCACCGCCTTTTTCCGCTATAAGTAACTCTATTTTCTCGTCAAATTGAACATCCACAGGAAAATAGTCTATGCCTTGCTTTGTTGGTCTAGCCATGATACCCTACTTTAAAACAGATGTTTCTGAGTCTTCTATAGCGTTCTTTATTTCAATAGTTAAATCGCAATCAGAAGGATTAAAATTAGTTATAATCCAATCAGCGTTTCCACTACATAAATCAAGAAAACACCCATCATTTGAGTCTACCTTAAATATACCATGATTTATATATTCGTCATCGTAAATTAAATGGTTTGAATATAGCCTAGCTTCTTCTGTGCCTATAAGGTAGCAAAATATTTCTGCTTCTTTATATCCAATATCTTCCAATATGGCATATATAGCTCTTCTATATCTAGTAAGCTGCTCATAATCAGATGTTTTGATTTCTCTGTTTTTTAACTCAAACAAGGTGATAGATAAATGTGTTGACATCTCTTCTTCACCGTCTTTAAAAAATGATTCTGGTTGTATCAATATAACGTCAGCTATCCCATATCCGTTAAGGTTTTGCTGTCTCAATATTACTGAATTTTTATCAAGAAATATTTCTTGGTGATATTCTGGGTCTTCGTTTGTTTTTTCTATTTCTTTATTTAGAAAATCGACAAAAACAGCTTCCATTTGTTCTTCTGATGCGAATGGCATATTCATTTTACTTCTCCTTAGTTAAATATTTTTCAATAGCTTCTTTTGTATAGTCTTGTAAATTAGAAAATCCGTTTACCTGTGATGATATTGTTGGGTAGTTTCTTTCTGGTAAGTAATTTTGGACGAACCATTTTAGCGTTTTGTTTTCAACTCTTAATTTTGTCTTAAAATTTTCAATCATCTTATTTCTCCTTAATATTTAATGATGTAAATATAATTATAATAATTATTATCGTCAAGCAATAAATAAAGCGACCCTTTCGAGCCGCCTTAACACTATCTTAAATCCACAAACTTAGCGTTGCTGTAATTATCAAGATCGTAAAAGTCTTGGGTGAAATCTAATAATTTAGCTTCACAGGTGACTAGTTTCATCGGATATTTCTCTGCAAATGTAGTTTGTAATCCAGTTGCTTGCATCCCATCACATTTGATAGGCTTGTCTAGCTTCGCAATTTCCTGTCCATTTTTTTTAATAATAAACTGGAAAAAGCTGTAATTTAGTATTGGTTTATCTTCTTCTATCATTGTTCCGATTGGCACTGATAAAACAAGCATTCTAGCCTGGTAGAAATGAATAAAACCATCACGCTCAACGTATTTGTCGGCTTTGACTTCTGCTGTGAAATTTCTTCCTTTTAGCTTATACATAATAACTCCTTTATGATTTGTTTTTGTCTGGGTCAAATCTTATAATGACCCTTAATTAAAAGGTACATCATCATCTGTAACTTGTTGACTTTTCACGCTAACACTATTTCCACCAGACTTTTCTAAAAAGCTGATCTTACGTGATATAATCTCGATAACACTACGATTATTATTATCTTTGTCTGTCCATGAGTTCATTTTTAAATATCCCTCAACTAATACTGGACTACCTTTTTGAAGCTCTTCGGCACATTTTTCGGCTGTTTTATCCCAAGCTGTTACATTGATAAAGCTTGTGTCGTTGACCCATTCACCGTTTTTCTGGTAGCTATTATCAAAAGCTATTGAAATCTTTGTGACTGCTATGCCTCCGCTCGTGTATCTCAGTTCTGCGTCTCGTGTTAACCTCCCAGTTAAAGTTACTGAGTTTACTTTTGGAAATCTTAATTCTCCTGCCATGATTTTCTCCTTTTGTTTTATTTAAAAGTTATTGGAAACTAAACAAAATAACTATTGTAGGTTATAGCAACTTGAGTTTCCAATAACTGCGTCGCGAGTATCTATGTTATGCAAACTTCAATTTCCTTTTTAACGGTATGTAGATATAAGTTGCATTTGTAGGTCTATCGTGATATTTGACATAAGATTCTCCGTTTATCTCCCAGCCTTGATCTAAGTAAACTTTAAGATTTTCATTTATATGATTTTCGTGAGAAGTAAATATTACATATTCGAATTTAAGTTTACTCTTACTTATATCTTTAAGCGTAAAAATTAAATAATAAGCCATAGTAGCACCCAAAAATATTTCTCCAGCATTTCCCGTTATTGCTAAATATGAGAATAAAAATATTGCAACCATACTAGCTATTGCTCTAATTAAAAATCTTTTCATCTTAAACTCCTTTAATTTCTACCGGAAATAATATTTCCTGATTTAGTTATCTTTACATAAAACTCAATCTCTCCACTGTTGCCTTTAAAATGATAGTGATTAAATGGATATATTAAACCACTATATTCATTAATAAATTCATTTGCAGAGTCTAAAGCCATTTTTCTTTCGACTCCATTTCTACAATTTTTTATAGTTATAATTGGTGATGGTTTCATTTCATATTTTGTAAAAGCTGACATATAGCCTCCTATTGCTATTTAATTAATCAAAATTTGCATAACAAACGTGTCAGTGCTCTGCACCGCACACGTCAAACATTATATTTTTACTATAGCCCTTATTTCTATTTCATATGTGATTGTCTCTCTAAACTTTGTAAATATCTCCAGCTTTAAAGAACTTATCCTGTTATCCAATTTCAACGGATTATCTTGTTGAAACATAACTGAATGTATTTTGCCTTTAATTTTTGATATTTCAGATTCTATGACAATATCTTTGCCAACACTTAATGCGTTAAATTCTGGCTCATTTACGCGTAGAGTTGTTCCATCGAACTTCCCCAGCATATTATTCTCAATATAAAAATTAACTCCTTTTACTTCTTTTTCTGGTAGTTTAATATTTAAATTAATAAAGTCAATAAACATTTGAGCTTCTTCTCTATAATTCCCAATAACCAAACCATCAAATCCATTCCCTTTTATCTGTGGGTGAGCTTCTCTCATATAGTGTTTAACTATAAACGTTTCCATCTTTATTCCTCCTAATTAATTAAAAAAAATATAACATAGCTGTCACGCTACGCTTTGCACAGCCTGCTCATTATACGCTATTAATTCTTTCCTTCGCTATTTTGAAATATTTCTCATCTAATTCAATTCCTATGAAATTTCTGTTGGTGTTCTTGCAAGCAACGCCAGTGCTTCCGCTTCCCATAGTCAAATCAACTATTAAATCATTCTCATTACTAAAAGTTTTTATCAAATCTTCCAACAATAATACAGGTTTTTGCGTGGGGTGGTAGCCGTTGTAATCCTTTTTGTATTTGAGTATGTTGCTTTTGTACTTGTTTCCTTCCCACAGGTTAAAAGTGCTTTTAGTTTTTTCTTTAAATTCATTTTCCTGTTCCTTTAAAACAGAATATTCAGTAAAGCCTTTCATTTTATCAATTCCGTACATTTCAATCATTTGTAGGTATGTTTTTTCTGTACATAAATGAACTTGGAAACTGTTTTTACCTAATAAAAAATGAAAGGCTCCTTGATGTCCCATTTCTTTAAATATCTGTCTTTTGGGCTTGTTTATGTATTCAATAACCAAATCAGCATAGCCATAAACAGGGTGCTTTAAACAAGTATCATAAACCTTGCTAAAAACCAAAATATCCTCAACATAACTTACAGGTGCTTTATTTGCCACTAAGCAATTAGCGAAGTGCATTTTATCCCAATACATACAATAAGAGAAAGGTACGTTTGGTATTTGGTTTTTTATTAACTCAGTAGTAAAAGGTTGATTAGCAGATAATACCATTTTGCCGTTCTTGCGAAGTATTCTATTCGCAATTTGCATTATCTTTTCAGTTGGTATAATATTATCCCATTCACTACCCGAAAGCCTTTTATATTTTTCAATATCTCCACCAAGTCCTTTTATTGTTCCATAGGGTAGATCAGTAAGTATTAAATCAACACTACCGCTTTCTATTTTATCGCTTTCAACTAAGCAATCGCCTTTATATAGTTTTATCATCCTTCACCTCCTATTTTAAACTTTAATAAATTGCGTATAACAAAGCTATCAGTGCTTTGCACCGCATAGCCGACCCATTAGCGCAACTTCTCTAGCTTTTTACTATCACTAGCAAGTTTCAAGTGATACCCTGACGAAAATTTACTAAACTGATCAACAATATCTGGATTAACTCTAAAAAAGTCTATAACACTGAATAGGTCTTTTTTATCAACAATAGAATGCTTATCATCTAAATTCAATTTTTGTTCTGTTCTTGTATGTGGTTCAAGAAATCTTATTCCAAAATCTTCTGTTTTCATCTTACTTATCCTTGTTTAGTTTTTCAAAATTATCGACTATGTGGTTATAAACATCTCTCGCTATATCAACTGGGATATTATCATCTTCAGATGCCAGAATAAAATCATCTTCAGTCATTGTTCCATAACTCCAAGCTGCCCAAACTCTAGTGCAACAATAAATATCAGTTAAATCATAACTGTCAATAATACCTTGCTGTTGATCTTCTGTAAGTTCATCAAATCTTTTCATTTTTCCTCCTATTTTAACAAATTCGGAAATTCCGAATTAATACAGTTTCGCTAACAACTGTGTCCTCACCGTACGGCAAGGCACACAGCGAGACATTATGAGAACTTTTTGCTATAGTGGAGCTAAGTTCTTATTCTATATTACGATTTTTAACTATATCAGCTTTAATCTTTTTCCAAGCTTCAAATAGGTCTGGATTGCCTATACTTTCCACACACATATTATCCATGATTCCAATAATTGACATCTCAGAAACTTTCGATACTTTATTTTTGTAGTTTTTTATAATATCATTATCTGAATTTGTTACTACAATTTTAAATTTAGGAACACCACCAGCTGTAATTGTGTTTTCCTTTTCTGGCTCGAATTTTTGAAGCATTGTCTGAATAAATTCTGATGTTACATCTCTTTTTTCTCCAATCCACTCTTTACCTTTTTGTTTACCAAGGTAAATTTTCTCTGTTAATGGGCTGTACCCTAAGTGTAATTTATTATCTTTCATGTTTTCTCCTTAATTTGTTTTGTTTTCGCTCCACTATAGCAAAAGGTTCTCATAACATAGCTATCCACAGCTACATCACTTGTTTTCCTAGTTCGATTCGTACCGAATCAAACAGATTGTTTGTCTTTGCTAAATACCACGTTGTCGTGGCATAGCCTTCTCATTATGCAAACTTCAGTTACGATTAATTTTACCAAGCAAATTGTACGCTATATTGTTGTAATTATCATTAATGGAAAGCTCCAGTAAACTACAATCTTTACTTAACGCTGTAATCTTATAGTCATTATTAATCTTTTTGATTGGCACCCTGAGATATTTTTCCTCATCTTTTTCCATATAATGTAATTTTATTTTTAAGTACGTCTTTATTGCTTCTAGTATTATTCCTATAAAATATAATACAAAAAATAGTATTATAATTGCTCCAGTTATAATTTCTCCCATCTTAAACTCCTTTGATTAATTTCATAGAATCAATTCTTTTTGTATTTACTTCCACAACTTCTTTTAATGATTCAACAGCACCACAGTCGAAACCACTATCATATATTTCTTTTAAATAATCATCCACTAGTGAAATAATTTCCTTTTCATCTAGATCTGAATTAACTATTTTAATCAATCCCATAGTCTTGTTTCTAATTATCATTCTATCCTCCTATTGTTATTTTGATTAATTAAGATTTGCATAACATCGCAATCCCCGCACCAAGTCCACAGATGGTGAACTGCGGGGCATTGCAGACCCATTATGTACTTATTCACTCTCTAAATATCCTTTACCTTCGCAATGTGGACAAGGCACAAATGGTTTGTTTATTTTATAAATCAAATCTTCTAAAAATAGATCTATTTTCTTCTTTAATTCATCTTGAGTTTCAGCTGTTATCCCATCTAGTACAGGATATCTATCATAATTACTCTTTTCTGAAGTCATTTCCCAAACTATATATTCATTATATTCTTTGACTCCGTGATGTATTTTTTGTCTTTTTTTCTTAGTTGATTCAAATGGATTAGTGTAAGTGAACTTCTTTATTTCATACAAAGGGATTATTTTTTTTACAGTAAAGCAGAAATCATAATCAGAAGTTATCCTTGCTTGATCTTTGTCTATGTTTTCCTTAATGTAGTTACGAACAATACAATATAAATCCTCACTACTTATCTTGCTTGGCTTTAAGGATAGTAGTATATCAGGAAATGCAATCTTATCTAATAGTTGATGTTCTATGTTTGCTGAAGTTATTGTGTATTTTTCATCAGAATAATTCCACTTACGCAATCCTTCATATTCAAAAGCATTAGGTATTTGAAAGTCTTTTACTTCGGCTATAATATTTATTTCAGGATTTATCTCAAAATATTCGCCTTTCTCTATATCATATTTATACTCATAAAATGGGTATTTTTCATCTTCATAGTCAAGTTCCAATATGGTTAGCGGGAAGTGGTCTGACTCCATAGATATATCTTTAAGCTCATATCTTATATTTATTCTTTTATCACTACGTTTAGACATAATTACTTTTGGCATCTTTTCTATAAATAACCAATTTTTAGAAAATGTTGCTTGTGGTTTTTTCCCATCAAACAACAGATTGTCTATTTTTGATGTATGATAATTATAATAATAACCATCAGATACATTACAATCTGAAATAAAACAACCTTTATCAGTTTTTATTACGTGTATCTCTATTTTATTTTTTCCCATTTTTTTCTCCTTTTTTATTCTTATTTTTGACTAATACAACTTCGCATAACAAGCAGCTTCACGCCGAAGCGTGACAGCAGCCACCCATTACGTGTTATAATACCCAGATTTAATCCTTTCCCCAGTTCTTTTCATTTTCTTGTTAAACATATCGAGGAAAATGTTTATTCCTACATGTAGCACTATTTGCAATCCAACAATAACCACATCAACAAATTCTTCTAGCATTCTATATGGATCGCCTTCTTCTATTGCTTCTAAAAATTCTAAAGTTTCTTCTTTGATTTTGTTTTTAGATTGGTAGTCGTAGGTGAAATATTCCTTAAACCAATTAAGCTTAATAATGTAAGGTCTTGCGAATTTCAATGCTGATGCGTATTTATTACCTGGGACAGAAGCTATGATATTATCTACAGAATATCCTCTATCTGTGTCTATACGTCTAAGCTTGTAACCTTCTGGAACCTCACCAACAAATGCGTTGTAAACTGTTATTTGACGACTTTTAACCGAATATTTATAATAAAGGTCTTTGTTTTTATCCTCTAACTCTTTCCCATCAGGGCTAAAAACTATCCCATTTCTAAAAAGTCTAAATCCTCTTTTGGTTGTTATTGCGTTTTTCATGTTTTATTATTTCTCCTAGCTTTTAGTTTACGTTTATATTCATCTACAGTTTCAATTTCAATCCCAAAATATTCTTGGTGAGTTCTTATAGTCCAATCTATGATTTGAGAAAGTTCTTCTTTGCTTGCATCTGCAAAACTTCTTAGCTCTAATCTAACTTCACCAGTAAGAACATTCTCTGTCATTTTAGTGAAGTCTATAGATGGGTTTGTTTTAATTTGGAATTTTAACCAGTCTTTAGCTCTCTCTTTTCCGATAGGAACGTCATATCCTGCGTCACGATAGGCAGAAATAATTCTTCCGAATACTCCGTCACTGTGGAAATATCTAAGCTGAGAAAACGTTTTTGGCTCTCTTAGCTTCTCAATCTTTACAGTAAACATTAAACCATCGAGGGAACTTTTATTAAGCTCCCTCTTTAATTCACGCTCGATTTGTAAATTATTTAGAATAAGTTTACCATCTTTGAATCTTGCTCCGATTTTCATTAGATTATCTCAAAATCAATAAAGTTATCCATTAAGAAATCTGTTACTTTGTTTTTATCGGACTCTGATATAACTATTGTTATTTTGTTTGGTTTAACAATAGGCTTTTCTTTTGGTAATTCTTTCACTTCTGGAACAACTTTATTTACAACTGGTGCTTTTTCTTCTTCTACCTTTTTTCTCAATGCAATTTCTTTATCTTTGGCAATTCTGCAACGGCTTGTAATGTTAGTTGTAATATAAGCAATGTCATAACTGCCATCGCTAAGTTTTGTGAGATTAAATTCTTTAACCGTTACAGGTGTTTCTAGTTCAAAAGATTCGTTACATTGTTCAATGTGAGTAAGAATAGCATTGTAATCTCTTTCCTTCCTATCTAGAAAATCTTTGATTGATTGACATTGCATTTTTACATTTTCTCTGATAGATTTAACGGTCTTGGTAGCGTTTGTCCAAGACTTATCAATTTCAATATCTTTTAGGTGAGTTTCGCTTATCCCTAATTCAGTTAACTTTTCAATAATGATAAGATTGATTTTCTTTTTCTTATCGTTGATGCGATCTTGCTCAAACTTAGCTAAACCTTCTTTTATGGGTTCCTCTACATCAGAAACAAGAGCAATAAGCCCTTTACACTTATCTTCAAAATCCTTGATGGGTTGTGTTAGTTCTTTTTTGATTGTCTTTCGATAAGAATCAATTCCCTTTCTGATTCTAGCAATATCCTTTTGAGTTTGTTTGCAACCTTTCAATGTATCTTCAGTTACTACCAGACCTCTATATTGTTCAATCTCTCCAAGTAATGCTTCTTTCACCTCGTCAAAATTAGCTGTAACTGATGGCATCTGTTTTGATATAATTTGTAAGTCTTTCATTATTTATCTCCTTCTTCTAATTTTTTGGTTGCTACTCTGTTTGTGAGTATTTTGTGATAAAATTCAAACGAGTCAATTTTTGTTGGATCTTCCAAATAATTACCTCTCTCAGCAATCTTTTGTTCTTTGGTCATTCCAAGATCTGTTTCTAGAGACTTAACCTCACTTTGTAGCTGTTGTAATGTTTTTACTTTTGGCTTTTCTGGTTTTGTTTCATGTTTATTTGTGTGGTCAGGATCTTTATTATCATCTATGCAGAGCAAGCCGTTTAAAGCGTACTTTCTAGCGTAAGATGAAGTAGAACCTGTTATTTGTGCTGTGTTCATACCTTTTTGTGACAATTCCTCTCTACCTAAAGAAGTAACCTCAATTAGTTCTCCTGTTTCTGTATCAATAAAAGTTGCTTTAGCTTCAAGATAATATCTTTCACCTATAAGTACCATTTTATCTGACAAGAATATTGTACATTTTTCATCAAACAAAATAGGTTTAGCAGCTTCAAGAATATCTTCACAACTTCTGAAATTATATTTGCCGAATTTATTATACTGACCCTTTGGCGCTACTAGTTTGCTTTGTACTGATAATAGTTTACTGTATACGCTCATTTTCATCCTCCCTTTCTTTCCTAGCTTGGTTACAATAAAAATCTCTTCTACTCTCTTTTGGTAAGTTTTCCTCTTCCCAAGTATCTTGACACATATCATCACAAAAGTAATCGTCTGCTTGCTCGTGCTTAAAGTGTCGGTTGCCTTCTTCGTCAACATCATCATCATCAAGCAGGATAGGTGCGCCACATTCTTTACAATATACCTCACGATATTCGATAGCAAGGTCAACCTTTCTAGCCATCTCACCTGCAACAACGATAGTAACATTAAAATACCCAATCTTCACAACAGCTTTAGCCACGTTCTCAGCGTCAATAAAATGAAACTGTACTTTTCTATTCTCATAGTTTAAAAACTTCTGAGAACAGCTTTTTAACATTATATTGTCGCCGTCATGCTCTCTAAAATAAAAATCTTTCAGCTCTAAGCCTAAATCATTCAAGCCTTGCTCTAAAATTCTCAATTCTTTCATCATATCCTCCTAGATAATTTCTCTATCACATAATATAATAGCAACCGCCATTGATAACATAAAATATGCACCAGAAATGAAAGCGATTAAGCACTTTAGATCCGTTGCGTTTTGTGAGATGTAAATATCGATTGTAGTTAAAATTAAAATTAGAACCGATATAATAATAGATAAAAATATAAAATGTTTTAGCATGGTTCCTCCAAGTTACCAGTTTATGTAGTCTCGCAGACCCTTAATATTTACGGTCACAAACACTGCATTAATTATAATAATAAAAAGACCCCATTCAACATCTCCTCTGAATATTTCAACTATTCCCATTGCTATTAGTAATAGTTGGGCGATTATAAACAGTATATATTTTGTCATATTAACCTCCAAAGTAAAAGTGGTAGGCGATGCAGACAACACAACCAACCACATTGTTTTGATACATGCACGAGTTTTATATCTCCCAGTACTTCGGATAATGAGTTTTAATTCGCCCAAATTCGGAATAGCCACATATAAAAACCGTTTTCACAAACTCCCCAACCGATTTCTTAATCTGTATTACTTTCGGTCTCACTTCTATAAAACTTTAAAAGAACTATTTTGTAATCAACTTACAATTACTAATTTAATTAGCTTTCACAGTTTGTCAAATAAAAAATAACAAATTGAGAAAATAAGTTAAGATTTTTCTGATTTCTTGGTGCGTAAATCTAAGGAAAATAAACAACTTACACAGAATAAAAAAAAATGCAAATTAAGAAAAATAAAATTGATTGACAATAATCTTTGATTTCCTTACTTTCAAATAGTCCTCCAGACATAAAGGGGGTGGCTGTGTTAATAAAGTGTATTTGCTGCCCCTATTGGGGAGGACAGGAGGACAAAATGAATATAATATCTTTTGACATAGGCAAAACTTCTGCCTATTATGATTCAGAGAACAAAATCGGAGACGAATTTAAAATTACTTCACTTGAAAAACTCGAAGAACAAATCACCGAAATTTTAACCCCACGACCTGATGTAGTAATTTACCCACACCCTGTACGCTATTATAACGTAATGCGTAAACACTGGCAGTATATCGCAATAATCAACTTAGTATGTGAGAAAAAATGTATCACTACTGTAGAAGTGAAAGATTCACAAGCTAAAAAATCTGTTATCGGATCTGGTAAAGCTAAAAAACCTGAAATCATGGCTCACTACGGTGAGAAGAGTGAGCATGTAGCAGATGCAAGAATGTTTTGCGATTGGTATTTAAAGGAAACTGGAGGGTCTGATGAGTGAGATTTATTGTCCACCCTTATTATTTCAACAAATAACATGCACTAATTACCGCATAAACAGTAAATATGTATAGTAAAGTGCATCAAAAGGAAGTTTATCAGGTTAAATTACCGCTATGGAGGTATATAATGAAATTAGCAGATGAAATAGATGAAGCCCTTGCGAAGTTAAAGCCAGTTGGTGAACCATCCAAGCTAATCAATCCAAGCAAGGAAACAATCGAGAAAATCAAAAAAATTTGTAATGAAGTGATGGAATAAATGACAGATCTAATAAAACAATACTACAACTCAACTAAGAAAGAACAAAAGAGAATAGCAAGAGAATATGATATTTGGGTTAGCCAATTACCTTGCTGTATATCTGGAAGCCTTAACACATCAAAGCCACACCATCACAGGAATAATAAATATTGTGGAACAGGAATGAAGCCACCCGATATATTCGAGGTGCCGATCACATACGAGCTACACACAGAAGTACATACAACCGGAGTAAAAACATTCGAGAAAAAGTACAACATAGATTTTAACGAGATAATAATAAAACTGCATAGGGAGTATATGCATGAGTTGGTAGGTAATTTGCATGGTTAGTTAAATTTAACTTGACGGTAAAGTTAAGAAATGAATATATAGAGACATGCTGAAGTAGCTCAGTTGGTAGAGCAACTGATTTGTAACTAGTAGGCCGCAGGTTCGATTCCTGCCTTCAGCACCATTTAGGGAATTAGTATAATTGGTAGTACACGTGATTTTGGTTCATGCGGCAGCGGGTTCGAATCCCCTATTCCCTGCCATTGTAAGGAGAGATTATGAGAGTATGCAATAATCATTATTGTCCGATATATCTATCAGGGCAGTACATGCCAGAAGCGGCAGAGTGCTTGAGTTGTAGGCACAATAAGGATGATGAGGTAGAAATGCCTGAGTTCTTTAAGGATATATTTAAGGAAAATTAATGAAAGATAAAAAGAAATGCCCTGTAACAGAGACAGATTGTGTAGCGCAAGAATCTTGCGAGGATTGCGATCAATACTGTTTCGGGGCTTGTGTGGGATGTGTTAAGAATATGAATGGAGTTGAAAGATGATTTATGTATTAAAGGAAGTAGATTGCGAATATAGCGAAATATTGTTAGCATCTAGTAACATTTTAGCCATAGAGAATATATACAAGATAGTGCTTTGTAAGAATACAGGAACAGCTAATTTTGAAATAGAGGTTTGGAATGACGGATCTGCAATCGAGGTACTGAGTACACCTGTAGCTATCGATAAATATTTCGATGAACAGCGGAAGAGTAATGTTCGCAAGGAGTATAAGCAACCATCTAAGCTTACGGTTGAATCTATCACTGACGATTTAAGGGATATTATCAGGAGCAAAAACCTTACATCTAGCGACAGTATAAGAATATCTGTAGAAGAATATAACATCTTAGCACGACAGGTAAACATGCCAGTAAATCACGTTTTAACATTTGACGGTATTGAGTTGGTAACTGATTAGCAGGTAACATGGCAAAGATAACGATAAAACAAAAGAAATTCTGTGATGAATACTTGAAAGATTGCAATATATCAAGAGCTTGCAAGAAATCAAATTATTCTCGCAAATACGGTTATCTTCTGCTAGAAAAACTACACATTCAAGAATATTTAGCTAAGAAAATCAAGAAAGCTAGTAAGAGTAACGACCTTAAGCTAGAGGATATACTAGCAGACATTAAGAGCATAGTCGATGATGATATAGGTAATTACGTAGATTTCAGGACTGAATTAACGCAGGTTGGGACGTCTGAAGAGGGCGTTCCTATCCTTGCTTATGCTCCTGTAATGGATTTAAAAGACTCTACTACAATTAACACTAAGAATGTGCAAGAGGTACAAATTACCCGCAACGGTGCAAAGATTAAGTTATATAGTAGAGAAAAGGCACTATCAAGATTGTTAGATTACTTAGAAAAGACCAATCCTGAAGGAGATGACGGAAACTGGACAAAACAACCTACAATTTACGGACTCGATAAGGACTCAATATGATACCAAAAATGCGATTTGCCCGAAAATTGGTTTTCTCTAAACAAACTGATAATGAATGTTCCGACGATTATTTTTGTAAAATGGTCAAAAACTAGACAATAAAAAAAAGGTGTAAATAAAATGGATAGATCATTAATGAAAAACGCAACTGGCTATGAAGAATTTTTAGCTAGAGTGAAGAAAATAAATAATAGACTTAACTAGTTTTCAACTATTTACAACAGAGAATCCAAAAAATGACTAAAAAACAGGTTGAAATAAAACTCAACGATAATCAAGTGCATTTTTTTCAGCAAATAGCGAGAAATGATATTGTAGTTGATAGTGGAACTTGGAGGAGTGGGAAAAGCTTCGAGTTGTGTGTGTTCGTAAAGGAAAGGATGCACAAATACCCTGGCATTCGTGAGTTTGTAGGCAGAAAGACCTTGAAGTCGCTAAAAGAGACAACCTTTCTAAAGTTCCAAGAAGTTCTACAAATGCACTACTTCCTCATTGAGGGTAGAGATTACAAAGTAAACAGATCATCCAACCCGACGATAACATTCCCTAACGGATCTATCTGTGTATTTGGTGATTTAGATATTAACACAATAGGCAAGTGGCTTTCAGCTGAGTATTCAGATATATGTGTAGATGAAGCGCAAGAGATTTCACAACTCGTATTCGAAAAGATTAAGTCACGACAAACCCAAACAATTATACAAAAACTTTCCAACGGCAAGCAGAAAAACAAATTCATCATGGCAATGAACCCGCCAGAATCTGCAGAGCGTCATTGGATGCACGGAAAATTTAGAAATCCCGAGACAGCAATACCTAACTCAAAGATCATTTACTCCAAGATAGAAGCAAACAGCGCGAATATTCCAGATAGTTACATAGAAGATATGCACAATTCGGTAGACGACAGAACAGCTGAGATTTACTTAAAGGGTAATTGGGTTCCAATGCTTTCTAAATTAGTATTTCCTGACTATGATTTTCCACAAGATGAGATGGGAAAATATATCGAGGGTGGGAACCTTAAACATTTGTCAGTATCACAAAGGCTAGAAAATTATATAAGCATAGATTACGGTTGGACACACCCAATGTCAATCGGTTGTTGGCAATATGATAGGCATAGAGGGATATTCTATAGGCTTTATGAAATGGTAGAGAACCATGTAAAACCAGAGACTTATTGCGCATTGTTAACGGGTGAAAAGCTAAACATTAACGGTAAAGAATATCAACTACCGATTACAGTTTATGATTCCACAATAGTTCCACTGATTGAAGCAACGCAGAAAAGGCAAGAGTCAGGCGGTAGGTCTAACCTAATGATAATGATGGAGATATTTAAAAACTTAGGTGTTCCCTTTAATTACAGGCTTGCAAGCGAACGAGGAATACATAAAGGGCTTTTAGCTGTTAGAAGATTAATAAAAACAAGCACAGACGAGCGTAAGATATTCATAGACCCTCGATATTGTAAAAGATTTATTCAGGATGCGAAAAGCTACCACTACCCAACTGACAAAGAGGGGAACGTGGTAGGTGAAGAGCCTAAGAAAGATGATATTTCAGATCATACGCAAGATGAAGCCCGTGGATTGATCGCAATGTTACATCCTATCAGAGGTGCTGAATCCCGTGCTTACGGAGTATAGTAAATTTTTAACTTGACTATATAGTTAAGTTTGATTAAAGTTAACTCGTGAGTTAAATTTGTTGACTCATCTTAATCCCTCGGGGTGGTTCTAACTCCTTCCACCCCTATTTTAAAAAGGAAACAGAATGGACATAGTTGCAAAGTTACTAGAACAGAAATGGGCTGACGATATGATCAGGCGAGATCAGATGTCTACATATTTGGATTACTACCAGTTTAATCAAAAAGAACATTTAAAAAGGCATATAGACTCACGGTTTAAATTATCTGAAACAAGAAAGGTTTTAAAGCAATATTTAGAGACTTATTCTTTAACCGATGAGATTATTGACGAGATCTCAATTTTATTTAGAGATCCATGCTTAGTTTCAGTTACCTCAGGTGCTAGTGAACCAGCACAGAAAACAATCCAAGAGAACTTTCAAGAAATGCTAAACGATTCACAGTTTGATATGGTGATGAACGAGGTTGATAAGTATGAGAACCTTTTATTTAAAGTTGCAGTTATACCTGTTTATAGAGATGGAATTGTAGAGCTAGATATTATTACGCCAGATAGGATTTTCGTTACACAAGACGATAAAGACCCTAATAAAATAACAGAATTATATTATTATTTGAATACTGCCGAGAATACACCATTAAAAGCTACAAGGATTGATACTTATGTTAAGTGGACAGCTGAACAGCAATCTTTAGTTAATATAGATCCAGAAACAGGGCGAGTAACCAACGAATGGGATGAAACACCTAATCTTTACGGTGAAATCCCAGCTGTATTCTTTGGCAAGCGTGGGCTTGGCACTTTCTGGTTAGAAAATAACTCAAAGATAGTCGATGGGAATGTCAACTTGAATATGCGGTTGACTAATTTTGATGTGATGATGGCTTATCAGTCTTATTCAACGTTGGTATTTTCCAACGCTAGAGTAGATTCTACGAAAAATATGCCATTCGGGCCACAATTTCTAGTTGAGGTTGAATCTCTTGACGGAGCAATTCCAGCTTCGGCAGACTACAAAAATCCAAGCGCACCTATAGAAGTGACATGGAAGATTATTAAAGAATACAAACAAATGGTCGCTGAATCGGTTGGCATTAGCTCTGAAGGTTCTGACAATGGACAATATGAATCAGGCTATAAACTAAAGCTATCTAAGCAAGATATATTAAATTATAACAAACAGAAGAGATCTTATTTTACCCCAAGTGTTAAAAAACTTATCTACTTAATGATGGAAACTTGGAATTTATCAGATGAAAAAACGCAATACCCTGAACCTAAAGAAATTATAGTTAAGCTTGATTATAGCGAACCAGTATTTGAGCAAGACCCACTTGAAAAACAACAGGTAAGAGTTTTAAAAACTCAGGAGGGTACTTGGTCGCCTATTAGGTCATTAATGGCAGATAACCCAGATTTGAACGAAGAAGAAGCTATATTATTATATGAGAAACTACAAAAAGAAAAAGCGATAACTGAATCAACTACAGAAGATTTAGAAAACGCTATAAACGGTAATTAATAATGCAAATACCAGAAGTTTATAACAGTGCCAACGCAGAAATAACAAGAGCTATGAAAAAGTTTCAGAAGGAAATAGAAGCTTTAATTGCACAAATGTCTGATAAAGGCGTTATAAACTTCACACCCGACAACTTTAATCTGGCATTTGAGAATTATTCTAGGATGTATCAGGTTATCGAGGAAGCAGGGCTTTCTACTGTTAGAGATAATATCATAGCAAGTGAGTCTGCAACAATAAGAGCTTTCAGAGAGTTCAAGTTTGACGGGTCAGTTCCCTTTTCCTTAGTAGCTGAGAAAGATGTTGTTCTTATCCAAGCTCTGCAAGATTCAGAATTTTTACAATTAGCAGCTTTAGAACGTCAAGCAGCTGATGCGGTTTACTCGACACTTGTTGACTCTATTGTAAGTGGCCAACAAAGTTATGACGCTATCCTTAGCTTAGAAAAAACAATAGATACTCAAACCAGATACATTAATACTTGGTACGAGACAAGCCGTCAACAGTATGACCAAAAACTGCAAGATTTATCCGCGGAAAATTACAAGAATGAATTTGGCGGTGAGATTTATTGGGAATATATCGGAGCGCCTTTAGACGAAAAAACTCGTCATGAGTGTGAATTGGCACTTAGAAAGTTAGTTTTTACCGATGCTGAGAAGCAAGCATTCGAAACTGGTGATTTATTCGATGCGAAAAATCCTCGTTATAACTGTCGTCATATTTTCTGGAATATAACAGAGAGAAGATATAGAGAAATAGTAGGACAAATAGAAGCGTGACAAAACACGGACAAATGAGGAGAAAAGATGAAGATTAAAGAATTACTCGCTAAGCATGGCGTTGAAAATGCGGAGTTGTTAAGTGACATTGAATCAGCGATTGATAGTTCTGACATGATCCCGAAAAGCAGATTTAATTCTGTAATTAAGGAGCGCAACACGTTAAGAGCAGATGTGGCAGAAAAGGATTCTGTTATTGAAACATTGAAAACTGAGAAAGAAACACTTAAAACTCAAACAGAAGAGCTAACAGGATTCAAAACCAAATGGGAATCACAGCAAGAAGCACGAAACAATGAAATTCTTTCTAATTGGGAAGAAAAGGCGAAAATATTCGCCATTGATGAAACTGATAAGCGTTTTGAAACTGTTAACAACCTAAAAGAATCTTTCGTGTTTGCGGAGGAAGGTAAAAAGCTATCACCAGAGCAAGCTAATTCTAATTTAGAGAAGTACAATCTATTAGAGAAAGCAGGTGCTTTAGTTTTAGATGATGGCACTAATTATGATAAGGGTAAGGGTGGCAAGAAAAAGTCAGAGCGTAAAGATATTCAAAACCCTTACAATTCAATGTACACAAACAAAGATTAAGGAGAGATAAATGAAAACTCTTAGAGATTGGGCTGTAGATTATGCCGATAAAGGTATGCAAACAGTCATTGAGGACTTTGTAAAAGCATCAGGCTTTTTAGCAACAGCACCTTTCAGACCAGCGACACACAATAGCTATCACAGATATAAGGTAGCAGATAATTTACTTTTTGGTGGATTTAGAGCATTAAACGGATCATTGATTCCTAATAACCCAACAAAATCAATTCAACAAGAAGATTTACACGAGCTTTCTCAGCTTGAAACAATGGATCCTACCTATGTTAAAGATCTTGGCGTTTCAGTTCAAGAAGCTTTCAACATGGATGCACCTCAAACTATCGAAGGAATGAGTCAAACATTGGCTAAACAATTCTTTTATGGAACAACTGGTGCGGGTTCAGCTGATGGGTTCATTGGTTTGCGCCAATTAGCTATTGAAAACGGATTGAATCAAAGCATGGGTGGAGATGAAGCAAAATCATCTACAATCTTTGTAGTTAGATGGCAACCAGGAGTAATGGAAGGTCTGTTTAATCCTCAATTCCTGTCTACAGGTCAACTTATTACTTCCGAACTTATGCACGGTGGCGATACTTACACAGTAACTACAGACACATCAACAGGCGCACAAAAACCTGTAGTAGGTGCTTTATACCAATCTTATCTTGGTATGCTCAAAGCAGGTGCTTTTAACGTTGCTGTAATTACTAATGTAGAAGATGCAACAGGTGACAAGGTTACTGCAGCTGCTATCGATAAAGCTATCGAGCAAGTGAAAGGATATAGTAATGCAGGTAATACTTTCATCTATATGAACTCACGTTGCTACAGATTGACAAATGAGTTGAAGGTTTCAAAACTTCAAACATTACCAGAATCAACATCTTTCAGTAATAGAATGGCTACATGGGATGGAATGATTCCTATCGTAATTGATGACAACATCTCTATTACAGAAGATTACTCATAGGAGGTAATATGTACGGATATTACACAGACGACGCATTAGTTTTATCAGATGCTCAGGCGTTACCTAATGCCACAAGTGCTGATTCAACTAACATTGTAAAACTCAACCCAAATACAAACGGTAGAATTGAGATTGCTATCTACGCAAATACAGATATTACCGTAGCAACTGGAGAAGCATTTAGCATTGAGCTAGAAGCAGGAGCAACTAGTACAGCCGCTTCCGCAACTTCTCCAATCGATGATGGTCATGTTTACTTAGTGCATAAAACATCAGCTGATGATGCAATGACATTTTCAGAAGGTGACTTAATCACTAGATACATTGTGCCTGAAAGTGTAGAAGATTATGTTCAGTTAGTTTATGCTACTGACGGCGATCTTTCAACCATGAAAGTTGACGCATTCGCAAGAGTGCTAATGTAAACCAAATAGGGAGGGCTTCGGCTCTCCCGTTTAAGGACTAACTATGGCAAAATGGGCTGACACAACACTAAGCACTAGAGACTCGGTAAAACGGATTGAATCTGAGATGGCTAGCACTGATTTTATCACTAATGAGCAGTTAACTGATAAAATCGCTTTGGCAAAGATTCTAATAGGTGACATGCTAGAGCTATATTTAACTGATGAGTTAAATTTGGTAGCGGATGAAGCAGATGACGAGGTGCTACTTGATTTTATTAATAATCCTTCTGTATTTGGGCTGGCTTCTGACTATTTAGTAAACTCAAAGCAGTTTGAAGATATTTCTTTGAACAGCTTAAATGAGGTTGTAGCGAATAAATCTACTAGATATTACAATATGTTTATCCAGCAATTAGAGTCTGCCAAAAAACGCATAAATTTAGACACAGACCAAGACGGCGATGTTGACGAGTACAGAGCAAGTCATGTAGGCTACTTAATCCGATGAGAGTTAAAATCTTGCAGGTTCCTAAAGCTTTGAATATTGACTTTGACTTTACAGTTAAAGAAACTAGAGAGATTGCTATGGATGCAAGGTCTTTAATTTTAAAAAGGACTCAGGCAGGAAGAGATATAAACGACCGTAAGTTTAAGGCGTATTCTTTTTTAAACCCTAAGTCTGGCACTCCAAATTTGACAGGTAAGGGTTCAATGTTACGTGGTATGAGTATAAAGGGTAGAAAAAATAGTTCAAGCATTTACTTTGGAAGATCACAGCAGAATGATAAAGCTTATTGGCATCAATACGGAACAGATCCATACACTATAAAGCCAAAAAATAAAAAGGCTCTAAGATTCGCGACTTCTCAACCTAATAAAGGCACAAGAAAAAACCCTAAAGGTAAATGGCTTTCTGCAGGTCATGAAATGCCTGGTCTACCACAAAGAGAATTTTTCGGGCTGTCACCTAAGGATATTAATAAGCTAACAGACAAAACAATAGAGCCAATATTCGCAAGGCGGTTCAAGTGACAAATTATCAAACAGCAGTAATTGACGAGATTAAAACAAGACTAAAGACTATAACAGATATTGGACTAGTTGGAGAATATCCAGAAAATCAACCAGGCACAAATTATCCAGTTGCTTTAGTTTTTGACGGTGACGAAGATTTTGAGTTTTTCTCAGGTGATAAGATTAAATCAATCTGGCAGGTTTCAATCTTCACTAGCCAAAAAGTAGCAATTAACAGGCTTGAGAAAGCAAACGACTTTCAGGTCGATATTATTACAAAAGTATTAGACGGAAACGATTTGGATGGCACAGTCTCTAAATTGACATTATTATCCGTAGAGAAAGGCGAATACTCCAAAGATTTAGACTTACTAGATGTTGGATATTCTGACACGTTAATAAACAGAATGATTAATTTTGAAGTAGAGGTTTGTAATGCTTATTAATCTTAAAAAGGGAGTGAACCCGTTTAAAATTCACAATGGTAAAGAATGGCAGGTGATACAAGACGGAACTGAAATAGATTCTAACACCTACAAACAAATTAAAAATAAAGTTGTAAAATTAAAGGAAGGTGAAAAATGAGTTGTTATGGCGGAAGAAATGGAAGAAACACGGTCGTTTTAGCGGCTAAAGAAACAGAATACGGTGTACTTGCAGACTTTTCAGCTGCAACAATTCACAGCATGGCGGTTGCTTGTGAGATTACACCTGTTGTAAACACTACAGATGTTCCACAGCGAACAGGAACTATTGCTCCTCAATTAAGCGAGGTTGTAAAAACTACTACAGCGGTGACTGTTACTTTATCAGGTGCTTTTAATGATGGCTATGAATGGCTAGAAGAAGCTTTTACAGGTTCTACAGCTTCACCTTACACTATTAATGATACAAATAAACCAAGCTATGAGATTCACAGACGACACACAGACGGAACACCTAAAGATGATATTGTAACAGGCTTAGTCTGTAAAACTTTTGATAAAAGTGCAGATCAGAACGGTGTGTTAATGTTTACAGCTACTTTCGATGGACAAGCACCACTTATGGAACAAGCAGTCGAGGGAACTTACGTGGCTCCAACAATTAAAGAGTTCCAATTTGCAGGATCAACAATAGCAAATGAAAATTTTACATTATCTGGACTTACATCTTACGCTTGTAATTTATCAAGTGAAAGCATGGATGAGGCTACTGCGTTTGGTAATTCTGCAACAAAGGTATGCGACCAAAAGACTAAGATCATGGGCGAGGTTACACACGAATCTGTTTATTTATCAACAGAGCCATTAACTATAGGCGATATGATGGAAGATTCCATAGAAATAAGTGCCGCATTTACAAATGGCAGTAATACAATTTCTATCGTCACAAAAGGTAAATACACAGCAGAAGTTCCAGACGTTGAGAATGATTTCTATAAATTATCCGTAACCCAGACACTTGGTGGAACAGATAGCGCAGAAGCGTATACAGTCACATACGTATAAAGGAGGATTAGATGAGTATAGCATGTGTAAGAAGAAGTGAACTACCGAATTTCAAGAAAGACGTGTATTTTAAAGAAGATAAGATTGCAACAATCAAGGCTCTATCCCGTAGAGACTATGGCAAGATGAAAAGAGCAGGAGACCAGCGTACATCTTTTGAAGATGGCAAGGTGTTTATTCAGATCAACACTGAAGAGTCCGAGTTAATGAAAATCAAGCTTTCTTTAGTTAGTTGGGAGTTTGATTTCCCAATCACAATAGAAAACATTAACGATTTGGTTGATGATTATTATGATGCGATCTTAGACGCTATAAATAAACTTGAACTCGCAAACAATATCAGCGAGGACATCTTGGGAAACTTAGAACAGCAGCCAGAATGATAGAAAATAACCCTGACCCTAACATAGTGGTTAAAAGCTCTGTTGGGGTTCGGAGGTTCTGTTCTGACTGCGAGATATTTGACAAATGCGATCATAAGTTTGAAAAAATCTATGAATGTAACCAGATAGCTATAGACTTTGCTTTTCATCAGCTGAATTATCAAAAAGAGTGTTGGTATTGCAAAGGCGACTTTTACGACCAACCTTATTTTCACTACAAGCTAGTAGAGGAAGCAAAGAAAGAGATTTTAAAACAGCGTAAAATAAAACTTGATAAGAAGGCTAAATGAGCAAGACACAAAAGCTAATATACGAGATTGAAGGAAAGGGAGCTGTAAAGGCTCAAAAAGAGCTTGATAAATACGCTAAGAGCTTGGGGCTTTCTACTGCTCAATTAAAGAGACTTGCTGCACAAAGTGGTAAGACTTCTGTAGGAGTGAAAACACTCGGGAAGAATTTTAGAAATGCAAAAAGCAATGCTTTAATGTTCAAATCTGCTTTAGCTACATTAGGAGTTTATGCGGCTGGTAAGTTTGCAAAAGACACATTAGATGCTGCTGGTGCAATGGAAAACTGGGCTATTTCCTTTGAGGTTATGCTTGATAGCGCAGAAGACGCTAAATATATGCTAGAAGACTTGATGACATTTGCCGAGAAAACACCGTTTGAGATAAAGGGGATTGTCCCAACCTCAAAACAGTTAATGGCTATGGGCGTTGAGTCTGAAGACATGATTAAAACATTAACCTACTTAGGTAATGCAGCTGCTGGTGTTGGCGTACCTGTGCAGAGGCTAGCTTTAAACTTGGGACAGGTTAAAACTCTTGGTAGACTTACAGGAAGAGAAGTCAGAGACTTTGCAATGGCTGGTATTCCTTTAATAGAAGAACTTGCTAAGGCAATGGGTAAAACAAAAGTAGAAATACAAGAAATGGTCTCAGCTGGTGATATAAGTTTCAAAGATGTAGAGAATGCTTTTGTGTCCATGAGTTCTGAGGGTGGAAGATTTAATAACATGATGCAACGCCAATCAGAAACAATGAAAGGGATGTTGTCAAACTTGGCCGACTCATTCTTTGGGTTTAAAATATCTATTGGTGATGCAATGTTACCTTTAGTAAAAGAATATCTTCCAGACGCTATAACATTAATTGAGCAGTTTACGGCTTTGATTAGTGGTGGTGATATGGGGTTTATTGCTTCTCTTCGTTCCCAATTATCAGAAGTTTCTAAAACAGACTTATTGACTGGTAAAAAAGCTGGGGAACAAATATTAAAAAATCTTCAAACTCAATACATGCAGGTTGCTTTAAGAAAAGAAGATTTAGAAACACAGTATGAATATTTATCTAATCAGCTACAAAATAATAAGCTAACTGAATATCAACTAAACCAAGTTGAGATCGAGAGAGAAAAGAAATGGGAGTTGTTAAAAATATCCCATGAGGAAACAAAAGCAGCAAAAACAAAAGTCGATGAACAAGTAGAAGTTTTGGCTGCATACGATTCTGAGCTTAAAAAACGTGGCGAGATCGTAAATAAACTAAAAGAACAAGCAAGATTGTTACAAAGTTTAAAAGTTGAAATTGATATCCCTGAAATTGTTGTTGATGAATACGATGATATTATTACTCCAGATAAAATAAGAAACTATGAAGTTTGGGTTAATGAGCTTAAAATAGCGAATGAAAACCTTTCAGAAATTAATCAATGGAAGGAAAAACTAAAAGATTTAGATCCAGAATTATTTAAAAAACTTTTTGAAAATGGCAAGGATGCAGCAAAAGAAATGTCAGCAGCCACTAGAGCATGGGGCGACTATACCTCAAATATCCTATACGAAGCTTTCGGTGGTCAATTTGACAGCATAGAAGATATGTTCAAGAACACACTTAAAAGAATGGCAGCAGATCTAGTAGCAAGCGGACTTTTATCTTTGCTAACAGGTGGCGCAGCAGGTGTTGGGCTATTCGGTGCAAGCGGTATGTTTGGAAGTATTTTCGGAGCGCACAACGGCGGAACATTCACAAACAACGGTGGAAATATTGTAAAAGCTGCAAACGGTTTAAGTGATTTTGTTGTTCCAGCAGGTTTCCCAAATGACAGTTTCCCTATCATGGTTGAGTCTGGTGAGCAAGTTAATGTAACACCTGCTAATCAAGTGGGTCAAGATGATACAATGAAACAGATTTTAAAAGCTATTAAAAGCCAACCAAGATACATTGTTAAGACTATAGGCAGAGTCGAACTTGCGGAAGAAGTAGAGCAAGGTCAAAGTGAAAAAAGGGATTTCTAATGTTAATTAACTTTTACGCGGAAGATCCAGTAAACTTTGTTTCATCAAAAGGAATAAGCTCTTACAAGATAAGCTCAGAGCGTTCAATTAGCGTTAATAAGTACAAGCAAACTCCAAGAAGAGTAGAAATAGAAATTGACTACGTTCGTGGCTCAGACACAATTTTAGACAGCATATTGGATAATTCAAACGAATATTCTAATAATGTTTTTAAGTATTGGGTCAAAGTCGGCAATTTATTACGTGGATATTTAGACACGAGTTCTGCAACTTACGATCGTAAAGAGAAATATATCAGATTTATTTGCTACGATGCTATCGGTTTACTTACTGCAATAAAAGACGATCTTTTAAACCAAGATGGAACTTTGCAATATGGAACAATCGAGGAAATTTGGCAAAAGATTTATTTAGGTGTTACTAATGCAGAAAGCGGTGGATTAGGCATTTGTCCTAATATGTTTTACTTATTATCTCCCGCAGCGGTTGGAGTGACTTATGAGAACCAAATAGCATTGCCACAAGTAGATTTGCAAACATACTCTTATAATTCAATCAAAGCAATAGAATCTCAAACTAACCTTGATGATGGATGGCAAGACGATAACACTAATTATTTCTTTAAAGGATTTCATTATTCACAAACGGTAGAGACAGGTTGGTTTTATGAGTGGCTAATATCTGACAATGACGGAGAATATAACTGGTATGTAAAATATATTAGAATTTATTCAAATGGAATGGTAGCCGATAACTACTATGTTGACAGCGGTGTAAACGATACTTATGCAGGGGCGTTTACTAGACTAAAAGGCAGTTATTTAAAAGTGACAGAATCAGAATGGTTTAACCTGGTTAACGAGTTATGGATATTAGATAATGAATACGAAGGTGAACCAGCGAAAGTTACTTATGAAACTGACGGTGATTTGGTCAACTTAATATTTAATGGCAATATCTCACCAAGTAAGCTCAATTATGGTGAAATAAACAATGAATATGAAAGCTTTGAAGTGAAACATGATTCGCTTAATATATTGGATCTTCTTTCCTCTACCTTAGCAGTAAGAAGGCAATACATGAATGTTACACCTAGCGGAGATATATCTTTTGATAATATCCGAGTTTCAAGCGATGATACAGCAACCGTTATTCCTGACCTTGATATTTACGAAAGCACAGAGGGCAGAATCCCACTTTTAGAAAAAGATTCTTTAGATATTAGTGTCTTATCAGGTGAGAAAGATATTTATGAAAACCTTTACTATGAAGCAGTCAACGCAATCTTTTCTTTAGTCAGGACTGTTACTCTTGCATGTTTTAGTTATCCATACGCATTAAATTTGCTTGATAAAATTACCTCTGATAATAAAGATTACATCATAAATTCATTGAACGAAGACGCTGAAGAGCTTATATACTACATAGAAGGATGGCGATAGATGAAAAGTTTATTTGGGTTTGGTGGAGTAAAGTTTGAGAAAAACGATAGAGCGATAGAATTTCCTTATGACTTTGGAAATATCACACCTTCACCTGTATTTTCTGCAAGACGTGAAAATATAAATAGAAGATTGGTAGGCCGACAATTAGGGTTCAGAAACAATATTTCTATAAGATTATACAGTAGGTCAGATGAAGATGCTGAAAGCTTTAGGGATTTAGCAATAATGCTTAACACTTTGACAAATGAGGTTGCACAGGAGACAATAATTGTTTACCCAAGATATGATTCAACTGCAGGTGTAACTAATCAATCTTACGAATGTATTTTAAACAGTGATTTTAATGTAGCTGACTTGGCAAATGTGCCAGTTGGTCAAAGTATAACTATTAATTTTGTAGCGGTTGAATTGTTGCCAATATCTACGGTAATAACTGGATCCGCTCCTGATAATTGGATTGATGAAAACGATAATAATATAGTAGATGAAAACGGTAACAATCTTATATTTAAAGATGACTAAGGAGATTTTATGGCTGAAAAAAGAATAAGCGATATATCAACAACTATCACAACTGTAACTGATACAGCTTACATGGCTTTTGATAACAATGACGGAACAGACAAAACAGAAAAAATTACCTACCTAAATTTAGAAACTCAAATAAGAGGGGGTGCTTCTGATTTTGATTTGGCTAGACTAGATGGGATCACTGCGACCAATAGTGAATTGAACATTTTAGACGGTGCGACACTTTCTACAGCTGAACTGAACGTGCTTGACGGGTTCACTGGTGACGCTTCTGATCTTAATAAGCTAGACGGGTTCACGGGATCTGCAAGTGATATTGAAAGGCTAGCTGACGTTGAGAGTGATTTAATGGGTAAAGACGAAAATCAAGCCGTGCATACTGGAGAGATAACCGCATCAGGAATAATAACAGGCGGTAGTGGAAACTATGGAGCAACAACATCAGGTTCTGCAATTTTAACCACCATGCCAGAAATCACAGCTTTAAAATCAGAAGAGATTCTAATCTATTTCAGGACAGATGGTGGACAAAATGTCACAATAGTACCTTTTGCAGGTGACGGCGGGTTCGTAATGCAAGACGGATCTACCACAGGAACGACTATTACCCTAGACTCAGTAAACGATTTCGTATTGCTAAAATCATCTTCAGTGCCTAATGGATTATGGATGATCGTTGGCGGTTATAGTTATACATTGGCATAAAATCAAATTTAACTTGACGGTTAAATTAAAAAAGTACATAGGTGAACTATGAATATACCAGAATGTTTAAAAACGATTATTGAATACTACGGTGAGATTGCCAGCGGCAATACTGTAGATGACTTGATGGAATCGGGCGACCTTTTGCATCAAGACATGGGGACAGGTGAAACTAAAACAACTTACACTGATAGAGCTTTGCAGGTCTTTGCTGACATGATAAACTATGTTGGTGACGATAGTGTAACAGGTAATAGGATAGATGATGAAAAGTTAGCTTTAAAGGCTGCATTATCACTTTATGATATTACAGCCACAGGCAGAAGAATAGACGACAGGAATTTACTTTGCCAAGCTATAATTGATGAGGGTGTGTTACTTGTACCATTTCCAAACCAAGCAATACAAGCCACCATGTTTTCAGATGCAGAACAGGACGTAGATGGCAACTGGTATTTTCCAGATAAATTAGGTGACGACAGAGCTATTCAGTCAGGTAGAGCGTATTTGTTTGATGGTGTTGCTAATTCGCAAACAGATGAAACAATAGACTTATCAGGGGATAAAACATTTTCTGTTTGGATAAAGCCATCTAGCTTTAGCACTGGTAGCGAGGGATATTGTTTAACTGATGGAACGATGGAACTCACTATTGTCCCCAATAAAGTTAAATTCACATCTAATGGCTCGACTATTATCAATTCATCGATAGATTCTATTTCAGTAGATGAATTACAACATGTTATGGTGACTCGTAGTGCTGATGGGGCTGATACTAGCATTTTTATAGATAATATAGTTAGCGGTGCTGATGAGATAGATTCAGGTACGCCTTCCACAACTCCTGCAAAATTGAACTTTGGAAATAATGTAGCTGGAACAGCAGGTCTTGACGGGCTAGAAGGAATGGTGCAGGTATTCGATGGCATTCTAGATGCTGACCAGAGAACGCTTGTACACTACCATCAGCCAGTTCCAAACGGAAACCTCATACATCAGTGGAGTATGGATGAAACCAATACAACAAGCGGAGCTACCCAATATGATTGTGTTGGCGGAAAAGATGCCACAATCACAGGTCACACACCTGCTACATTCTTTGCACCTACAGATTATTTCTGGAGCAAGCAGAATGAGATAGGGTTTAGTGAGAATGTTCCAACCACACAAGAGACTATAATTACAAATTCATGTATAAATAATACAGCTTCAAATGGGTATACAGAATTTAGTAATTCAAGTATAAGTGGATTTAGTGCATCTGGAACTGGTTTAATTAATCACTATGCGTCAACTGGTGGATTTATACCATTAGTGGCAGACAATGATTTATTAGTTTCTTTTGATATATCTCTAAAAAGTGGAACCCTTCCGTATTTACAGCTATGGAACTCTGTAAATAGGAATGCTAATTATTCATCTCTCTATAGCATAAGTGATGGGTATAATGCTATAGAGATCACACCATTGGCTACAGTAAGTGGTGTTCTAGGATTCTTTAATCTACTAACAGAAACAGATTTTGTAGTTTCTAATTTAGATATTAGGCAAAAGTCAGCTGGACTAATCCCACTAGCCATAGACGAGAACGGGCTTTCTATCAAGCAGGACATCTTCGGCAACACTCCTACACATGTTGGTAGAGTAGCTAATCATGACTATATTAGGAAGAGCTTTGTGGGTGAGTTTGATGGCATTGATGATTTAGAGACACTTTTATTAATGACTGTCACAAGTGCTTACTTTAGGGTTAGGTTATGGGAGACTACAGACTGGGGTGTCTGGCAAGATATGACACTTGCAGAAGCTATTTCTGCAAATATAGCAGAACAAAGCGGAACAACTTTTTACATTGGTAGAAATGGTTCCACTTATGTGAAATTCCAAATATCAGAAAAGATTTTAACTACAGCAGATGGCGAACATCCTTACAAATATGCTATCGGAGCTGACTCTACTATTCCAGACCAAAATGCTACTACTCAAATTGATGGGGCATTAACAGGCATCACTCCAGCTACTTTTTATGCAGAGGCTAACGAACGCCCACACGATCTGCTGGATGGATTCGACTTGTGGCAAAATGATTCTGACGATACCTATTTACGTTATCCATTCTACATAGATGGAACAAGCATTAAAACTGATGGAGACACAATAACTGGTTACCCTTCCGATCGTGACTGGGAAAC